TATTCTTGTATTGGCTATTTGCCCTGTGGTAAAGGTTATATCTGGTGCGTCGTAGGTATAATCAATACCTTCTATTGCTAAGTTCCTACCCATAAATGCTATGAAATTATCGCTCGGTGGGCTTAGCGTGAATACTGTTTGGTTATCTGTGGCTATGAATATTTGTTTTGTTGTTAATGGTAAGCGATCATCTATTTCACCTTCAATATAATTAACTAAGTCTGTTTGGTCTGTTAAAGTTCCTGTGCCTTCACCCCATATAAAACCACCCACACCTCCAGCATCACGACTAAATAAAACAGGTAATAAGGCACTTTGTGTATCTTCTATGTTACCATAAACAACGCCATTAATGCTAAAAACATCAAACTCCTTTGCTCCGCTTAAATCTACTTTAGAATCATAAACATTAATTATTGCAATTGTATTACCTCTAACAATTGGCATAAAATTTTTATAATACTCAATACCATCTATACTAAATTTTGTAGTTGAAACTGTTTCTATTACTATCATCCTATCTTAGTTAATTTAAAAGTTTTATTATTACTAACTAAACAGTCATTATATAAAGGGTAGTCTGAAATATTTCTAATAATATAGTCACGTACATTTAACCAATAATTGTAAGCTAAATCCCTATTCATTTGGTATAGGGATTTCTTAGTAGCTAAACTTATAGGCATACTTTGATTTGGATTCAATTTTATAGTTTGACCAAAACTATTATCAATAACATCACCAAACATTGTATATCTAGCATAAATAAAATTTGATAGCACGCAACGCAATCCGTAGTTGTGATATGTTATTGTATTATACGTGTAGGTAGAGCCATCTAATAAGTCATTAGAAGTACCGCTTGTGGATTGTAAAATATCGTTAAAAAAACGCTCACCAAGTAAAGGTCTCAAATCCTGAAATTGAGCCTCTAATATAATTTGATTTAACTTATCATCATATACAGAACTAGAGATTTGCTTATATATTTGTATCTGTTGTCTCGAGATTATTGTGTTTGATATTGACATAATTAAATATTTTCATCTGGTCTACCTAATAATGCCGAACTAATCGAGCGAGTAAAACCATAAATTTCCATTAAAATAGTTATTGCACTTTCAAAGTCTGTAAGACCATCCGCAAAAGATTGTTGTATTCCTAAAATGCCTTGAACACCACCAACAGAACCTCTAAGACTAGCTTGCGCTTTCAAAGTTTCTGGACTTATTTCTTTTTCTTCACCTTCTGAACTAGCTAAACCATCACTAAGCAAAGGAATTACTTCTAAATTATTATCCAAGCCAATATAGCCTAAAACTTCATTTAAAATTGTTACAAATTTATTTCTCTCTTTTGTTGTGTTTTCCCAGTAAGTATTTTTTGCCTCTTTTAAAGCCTCACCACTATTGCCAAACATAGCCGAATCAGGACTTTTTACAAGTGCAATCGGTAAATTTTCAAACGACATTAAAATATTTTTACTCACACTTTCTTCGGTGTAACTAAACATTTTATCGTCTAACTTACTTTCTATCTGTTGTATTTTAATTGCATCATCCAAGTTATCACCAGCCCAATCCATTTCCATAAGCATAGCACCTCCAGCGTTTTCAGCACCTAAAAATGTTTCAATAGTCTTTTTAGTTGTATCAGCTTCATCTAGCATATTTCTGTACTCCCTATTTGGTATACGCTCACCACTTCCATTAATTAAATATTCTGGAATAGTGTTATCCGTTAAAGGTCTGGTAACAACTAAAGTTTTTCCAAAGAACCCCTTTCTTAAAAGTTGATTTTTATATACTGATGCCTGAGCTTCGCTATCGCAATCATTCATAACTGAATCGATTCTACTCAAAGGGTAATAGTAATTCTTATCGTAGTTTATATAAAGTATTTGACCTTTATATTTTTGTATATCACCAGCTTGTTTTATTTGAGATATTACAACAGATTCTTTATTATTAAAAACGTCAACAATTTTAATATTATCAACTTTTGGTTCTGCCCACTCATCACTAACAAGTATTTTGCCGTTGTATTTTTTGCTATCCTTTTTACCTATTCTAACATTTTCAAAAGGAATTACTTTAGGGTTTACTGGTTTGTAGTTTAAATTATAACTAAAATGTATAGCGACACCTCTAAACTCTGCTAAAGAATCATCTATATCTAAAGCTAAATCGTATAGTTTTTGTTTTGTATCGGAATTAATTATAATATCATCACTAGCACCAAATCCTTTTCCTATTAAATATTGCGTTAAAATAGAAAGTGCCATTTTAGAAGTGACACTATTATTAATTAAACGATCAACACGTTCTGGATAAGCATTATCTACTCCATTGGTGTATATCTCCAACTTTTTATCCCACTTGATAACACGCTTTATGATATCGAGTAGTTCAGTTCTTACACCTTTATACTCCATGACTTATTTTTTAGACTTACTGCTTCTTTTTGGCTTTGCTGATTTAGGTTTTTCAACTTTAATTTCTTCTACTGGGAATTTAGCAAATAAATCAGAGACTTTGAAGTCTTTATTAATATCTTGATATCGCTTAATTAATTTATTAGCGTAAGCATCCGTAATATTTCGATTTGTTACTCTTATGTTAGAGCCAAAAGCTAAAGGTAGTCCTTCTCTTTTTTTGTGAAGTCTATATTTACAATCGTTTTCCATATCTGAAACAAGATTAACGTAGTTAGTATAATATTTTGCTATACACTTATTACAACCGGCGTTTACGTGTTCGCCTGTTAAAGTTGTATAGTCTTGTAAGAATAATTGTAGGTATTTAACACCCTCACTATTTTTATTAGTAAGGATGCTATCTATACCAATCTCTATCCAATTAAGCCTCTGCAAACTTAGCAATAAATGCTGCTAAAGTAGTAGCGTAATCAGTTTCTAACAATGTATTAGGTAGTCTCGGCTCTTCAAAACCTTCTGTGCTTTCTAAAGAGAACTGTAAAACACCATCATTTTCGTTTGAGTTCCATGTCGCTGTTAATAATTCTAAACCGCTTTCTAACCCTAAGATTAAAAATGCATCAGCATTACTAGCACCCTTCCATTTTCTATCAATTATCGCAACATATTTAGAACCTTCTGACATAATGTTAATTTGTTGCTTATTTGCAGCACTAACATTAAGAACAACGCCGTTAAAAACGTGTTTATGCTTATCAGAACTAAATTCTTTTTTAACGAGTTCACTTGAAGCAGAATTAATTTGCTTAACTCCTTGTAAAAGGAATCCTGTTTTACCTGATAATAACTGGAAATTTGTAACAATATCACTATTCCCAGCATCAAAAGTAATTGCATCTATATCTATATCCGCAACATTAAACAAAAGCACATCTGTTTCTAAACCACCGATAGGTGCATTGTCGCAATCATAAAGTATATCTGCTGTAATTAAACCATCACATACCATATTTTTATATTTTTTAAGTTAAAATAACTACGTAAATTAATACGCAGCCACCGTTAAATAAGTCTCTAAGTGTTTTGAATCAATAGTATAAATACCATCAATAACATTCACCTTGTTGTATCTGTCATAAAAAGCATCTACCGTTCCGAAATCACCATCTGCTAAAGTTGCAACTGGAATATTAGAAGGTATTGTAAATACTGCTCTATTTGGCAAATTGTAAGTTGTACCGTTATCTTCATAAGCAGTAATTACACGATCCCAAATGTCCATTCTTGTAACCTCTACACCTCTATAAGTTAATGTAACTTTACCATCTTCATTAATCATGGTGTTACCTGCTCCGCTATTCTGAATCGATTCCAAGTCGTTTAGATAGCCATCCCATATTGTGCGTGTTACATAAAACTTTTTATCGTCTCTTGTAAGTAAACGAGAATCAGCAGCGTTATACATAGCCTTTAAATAAGCTATTGATGCGTTTGCTGGTAATGCTTGTAAAGCATACGTTGCACCTGCGTTTTCTGTAATCTCTACATAGTTAGCATCTCCTGTACCAACCTCTGCAAAGATTTGCTTAAACAAACCATCAAAAGTATTGAAATACGCAATATCAGTTCCGTTTGTAATTACACCAGCGTTTGCAACTGTTTCAGCAGCAGTATCACTAAACCATACTTTACGTAAAAGATTTTCAACAAAACCATCTATTACCTTGGCAACTAAAAAGCTACCTATTGTAGACTGTGAACCTTCAATTACATTGTAAAAATCTGGATTCATTCTCGACATTTGTCTTAAAAGTTTATCCTGTGCATTTACATCTGCTGAACAATGTTCTAATCTGAAATCTTCATCAACTGGAGTCCAAAACTTTTCAGTTAATGTTATTCCACCTACTGCGTTTGGTGTACAACCGGTAACTGCCTTACCCATAAGACCCATACGACCAGCAAATACAATTTGCTCATTGTATTTAATCCCTGTTTCTATATCGTGTAATTCGTTAAGAGTTGGATCACCGAATGTCAATTCGTCGATTACTCTCGACCAATCTTTTAATTCTTCAGGGTTAAATGAAAACCCACTTGTTACTGCGCTTGCCATATCTTATTTTCTATTTTTAAGTTTATTTAATGCTTTAAGTGCTGGAGATAACTCTTCTTCTTCACTTTTTTTACCTTCTTTTTTTGAATCATTTTCAAATCTTGAAGTAATTTGTTTTTTAAAATTTGTTACTTCTTTTGTAAGATTAGTAACTAATTCTTTTTGAGTTTCAACTTCGGTTTCGGTTTCTAACTTTGCAGTTTTTAACTGCTCGTTTTCCAATTTCAAAGCATCTAATTGAGCCTGCATATCATCTTCTGTTTCTGATTGGTCATCAACAATTTCTGTCAACTCACCACTAGCAAATACAAAAGTTTTACCATCAGGCATAACGAAAGAACCATCAGCAGGTGCGCCTTCTACTGTTGCAATTGCACCGACCATAATTTCTTGCCCTTCTTCTATTTCTGTAAAATCTAATGTAACACCGTTGGCATCTTGTACCATGATATTACTTTTAGGCTTCACCAATAGATTCATAATTTTGTCAAAACCAGATTCTATCCAATTTTTATCCTCTTTAGTCATATTATTTATATTTAAATTTATGTGCGCTCTTGCGACCATTGGTAGGTCTGATTGGTTTGAGAAACCAAGTTCTAAAGATTTAAGACTACTTAACCAAGTTTCATTTTTTAATAATGGTCTTATAGATTCTTTGTCTAAATCAATTTTTTCTGAATAGAATTTTACAAGTTTATCCTCAACTGTTCTAACTTCTTTTGCGTAATCTTCAATCTGTTCTGCTGTACCATCTACTCCACCCATCGGTAAGTGAATCATGAACTGCGTGTTCTCTCTAAGAACTCTTGTATCACCAGCCATAAAAATAACAGTAGCAATGGATGCTACAATACCACTTCCAATTGTTTTAATAGGTAAGTTTAAAGATTTTAGGTAGTTGTAAATATCAAAGCCAGTATCAACTACACCACCATCAGAATTAATATATACGTTAAATGATGTTGCTTCTGGTTGCTTTTTTACTTGTGCAATTATATCGACGAGTTCAACACCGATTTCATTACCCATGTCACCAATCAAGCCTGTAATATAAATATTGCCTTCCATTGCTAACAAAATTAAAAATAACTAACGTTTGTTAGTGCAAGTGTATAGTAACAAAAAAAACCCTATCATTTCTGAAAGGGTTTAATCGCTAATAATCAACCAATAATTAAACTATGAAGCCATGAATTTTATAATATTTCTTATTTGTGTTTCGCTTAGATTAAAAAAATCTGCTAAAAATAAGTATGTTACCATTTTTTTATTCTCTTGAATATGATATTTATACGCTTCGTATATTGTTTTCCACGCTAATAAATGAACTGGTAACAATCCCTTATTTATTAAAAGTATGAAATCTTTATCTAACTTGCAAATGATTTCGTATCTACTCATCCAATTGTATAACTTACTTTACCGTTTTCAATAGCATCTATTTCAATACTTTCGTTTCCAAATAATATTAGAGTTCCTTTTTTATTATTCGATTTGTAGTCAAGATATAATTCAAAATAATTGTTTTTATTTTCATAATTTATTTTTTGAACTCGATTAATACAGAAATCTATTAACTCTTTATCGCTGTCAAATTTAAATCCTAACAACTTCAAAGCATTTTCAGTTCTATTTAAAATATGTTTATCATACTGAATAATCAAATCATCAATTATTTTCTGCTCAATAGTATCTGTCAATTGTTTAGTATTATCCTTTTTGAATAAATCTAAAACTTTATCTGATAATTTGTTTTTTATTGCTACCATTTATTTAAATCGCATTTTTCGTTAACACTTCTAATTTTAGCCGATAAAGGACATTGACACTCATTACATTTATGACCTTCAATCTCTTTTAATTCGTCTTTAACAAATATAAGCAATTTAGATTTTACGTTACTTTCACAAGTGTTACAAATTATTGCACGCTGTTTTGCTAACTTCTCTGTAACTTCTGACTTACTTATAAAGTTTTCCCATCCGTTAAGAATATTGCTTAATTTAGACATTAGCACCACTTTCTATTTGAACATAACTAGAGTTTTCTCTACGTATATCTTGAACCGTTACAATAGGTGATGGCATTGATTGAATAGCTTGTAATAATTCTGTATTGCTTGAATCAG